ATTAGTGTGGGGCTTCGGCCCCACATCAATTTAACGGAGAATAATTATGGCAGGCGGCGGATCTTTTATAAGTGATCAAAAGTTCACAACATTAACAGCAGATGGTAATTTTAAAACTATTACTGGTGGTAGCACAAACTTAGGACCATGTAGAGTTACTTACATTCTAGCTCATGGTGGTACTAACTGTTTAGTAAAACTACATGATGGAACAGATGGAACAGGTTCTTTAGAGTTTCAAGCTAAATTTAGTTCTGAAGGACTTGATTTAATGGTTCCCGGTTCTGGCATAAGATTTAAAACAGGGGTCTATTTAGATTTAACTACTACAGACTCTGTAACAATAGGATACACAGGATAATGAAGTCAGACGTAAAAGCAGTTAGAAAAACAGACGCTACATCAGTCTTTGCAGGAAGAACAAGATTAAGAGGAATTATTTTAGCATCAACAGGTTCTGCAGGTTCAGTTACATTACAAGATGGAAACTCAGTAACACAGTTTCAAGTAGATGTACCAGCAGGTGATGTATTTTCTTATAATCTAGCAGAAGACGGAATCTTATTTGAAGGCGGAATGACAGTTTCTGCTATATCAAATGCAACGGCAACTGTTATTATAGATAAATAGGAGAGTAAATGGCCAACACTACTTCGGGTACAACTACCTTTGAAAAAGGTTTCTCTATTTCAGATATTGTTGAAGAGTCCTATGAAAGATTAGGTATACAAGGTGTTTCTGGTTATCAATTAAAATCTGCAAGAAGATCTCTTAATATTTTATTTCAAGAATGGGCCAATAGAGGTTTACATTATTGGGAAGTTGCAAACAATAATATTACATTAGTTAATGGTCAATCTGTTTATACAATGTTTAGATCAACTGAAGATGTTCCACAAGGTGTTACACCAGATGCAACAGCAGTTTTTGGTGTTGATGATATATTAGAAGCATCATACAGAAACTCAAATGTAGATACACCTCTTACAAAAGTAAGTAGATCACAGTATCAAGCACTATCAAATAAAACATCTACTGGAACACCATCACAATATTTTGTTCAAAGATTCATAGATAAAATTACAATTACTTTATATTTAACACCTGGATCTAACGAAGCAGGAAACTTTTTAAATTACTATTATGTAAAAAGAATACAAGATGCAGGAGATTATACCAACGATGCAGACGTACCATATAGATTTGTACCATGTATGACTGCTGGTTTAGCTTACTATCTTGCAATTAAAAATGCACCTGACAGAGTTCAAATGCTAAAGATGTTATACGAAGATGAATTACAGAGAGCTTTACAAGAGGACGGCTCATCATCAAGTACTTTTATTAGTCCTAAAGTTTATTATCCGGAGTCTTAATGTCGAGTCTTTCTTCAGGTAAATACGCACAATTTATTTCTGATAGATCAGGATTAGCGTTTCCATATTCTGAAATGGTAATAGAATGGAATGGTGCAAGAGTTCATATATCAGAGTTTGAACGTAAACACCCTCAATTAGAACCAAAACCACATGGTGCTGATCCACAAGGTTTATTAAATGCAAGACCTGCAAGAGTCGAACCTGCTGTTGCAAGAGTACTAACTTTAAATCCATTATCTGCTGTAAGTGGGTCCACAACTATTACAGTGTTTGAAGATAATCATGGAAGAACTACAGGTGATATTGTTAGATTTAGAGACGCTGAACCTGGTGCAGGTATAACTTCTGCAGATATAAATAACGCTTCGGGATTTACAATTACAGTTACAAATGCTAATAACTATACATTTACAGCTTCAGGCACTGCAACTGCAACTGCAAAAATAGGAGGAGGAAGTATATCGGCTGGTCCGGTTACACTATCACCATAATGGCATATACACTTACAAACTTACAGGATGATATTAGAAACTATACAGAAGTAGATAGTGATGTTTTATCCACGGGAGTATTAACAACAATTATTAAAAATGCTGAAAATAGAATTTATAGAGAAGTAGATTCTGATGATAATAGATTTTATGCTACTTCAAATTTATCATCCGGTAGTAGATATGTAACTATACCCTCTGATTTAAGATTTATTCGATATGTACAATTAACTGACTCATCTGGAAATCAAGTTTTTTTAGAAAAAAGAGATACATCTTTTATGGCGGAGTATTATAATACTCCGGGAACTGCTTCTGGTATTCCAAAATACTATGCTAATTGGGATGCTAATTATTGGGTAGTAGCACCTACACCAAATAGCACTAATTTAATTACTTTGGCTTATACAAAACAACCAGATTCAATAACAACTGGAGTACCTAGTACTACAGGAACTTATATATCTAATAAATATCAAGATTTACTTTTGTATGCTTGTCTGGTAGAAGCATATGGATACTTGAAAGGTCCAGCGGATCTGTTACAGTACTACGAACAGTCGTATAAAAGGGCTGCAAAATCTTATTCTATTGAACAAGAAGGTAGAAGACGTAGAGACGAATATGAAGATGGCGCTATTCGTTCTCAGATTAAATCGCCATCACCGTAAAATAAATTAAGGAGACAATTAAATGGCAAATATAGTACCTGACTCTTTTAAAACAGACCTACTTGGTGGCGTGTTTGATTTTGATTCATCTGGTGGATCAACTTTTAAACTTGCGCTTTACACTGATATATCTGGTTTTAGTACTTCAACTACAGCTTATACAACTACTAATGAAGTTTCTTCATCTGGTACAAACTATACAGCAGGTGGAAATACTTTAACTAATCTTGGTGTAGATATATCAAGTAACATTGCATACGTTGATTTTGATGATCTAACTTTCTCATCTGTAACGTTAACTGCAGTAGGAGCACTGATTTATAAAGGTACAAGTAATGAAGCTGTATTAGTTCTAGACTTCGGTGGATCAAAAACTGCAACTAACGGTGATTTCGTTGTTCAGTTTCCAGCTGCTGATTCTTCTAATGCAATCATTAGACTTGGCGACGCGTAATATTTATAAGGAACACAAATGGCGTTAGTAGTAAACGATAGAGTAAAAGAAACTAGTACGACTACTGGTACTGGCACGTTCACTTTGGATGGAGCGGTAACTGGTTTTGAAACTTTTTCTTCTGCTATTGGAAATACCAATACAACTTACTATGCAATCGCTTTACAAGGCGGTGCAGAATTCGAAGTTGGACTTGGGACCGTTGCGGCCGGAACATTGGCTAGAACAACTATCATTTCATCTTCTAACTCAGACAGCGCAGTCGATTTTTCAGCAGGGACTAAAGATGTATTTTGTACATTACCAGCAAGTAAAGCGGTATATAAAGATGCATCAGATACAATTGTAGGAGTACCAAGCAACGGCTTTGTCATTGCAATGTCAATCGCCTTGTAGTATAAGGAATAAATTATGGCACAAAATTTCAGAAATTATTTAACACGAAATACAGGAACTACAGCGGTAGATGCTTTAGGTGGAGCTGCCAATAGTTTTGATACTTTAATTAGTGTTAGAATGGCTAACACAACAACTTCAACAATTCAAGTTGATGCTTTTATCAAAAGATCATCAACTGATTATTATTTAATTAAAAATGCACCGGTCGTAAGCGGCGGATCATTAGAACTAATTGACGGAGGCTCGAAGATAGTACTTGCTTCAGGAGATCAGTTGTATGTACAATCAGACACTGCTTCTTCTTTAGATACTATTGTTGGCGCTGTAGATGATATAAGTACATAGGAGAAATCATGGCATATTTAGGAAACAGTCCAAAAGGAAACCTACTAACCATGAACTCTTCGCAGTTCTCTGGTGATAATTCAGAAACAAATTTTACACTTTCACAATCTGTTGGTAACACCAACGAAATAGAAGTCTTCGTTGGAAATGTTAGACAAGATCCACATTCAGCTTATACTGTATCAGGTGGAACAACTTTAAGTTTTACAGCAGCACCTCCAACAGGTACTAATAATATTTATGTCGTATACATTGGAAAATCTTTAGGTGAATCTACACCTGGAGAAAACTCAATTGAATTCGGTATGATTAAATCAATCAACGGTGGCTATGAAAACAAAGCAACAATATCATCTAATATCACAGTAGACGCTAGTGATAACATGATGGTAGTAGGCCCTGCTTCTTTCACAGGCACTGTAACAGTTAACGGGACATTGACGGTAGTATAATGGGAACTTTATTTGTAGATAAATTAGATCCACAATCAGGAACAAGTTTAGAGATAGGCTCTTCAGGAGATACTATTACTATTCCATCTGGTTGTACTATAACTAATAACGGAACACAAACAGGTTTTGGTGGAACTAACACTCCATTTTTTAATGTTCTTTTAACTTCTGCACCAAATATAAATCATGCAACAACGACTAAAATAAATTTTGATACTGTAAAAACAGAAAGTTCTACAGGAATTTATGACACATCAAATTCTAAGTTTACTGTACCAAGTGGTCAAGCTGGCAATTATGAAATAACTTTAAAAGTTAGATTAATTGATACTGACAATAATATGATGAGAACTGATTTTTATATTTATAAAAATGGTTCTTCATTAGGACAGTTTGGTGGATTAACTACAGGAACTGATCAAGATTTAAGAGGAATTGATAGCTGTTGTTCTATTATTTTAGATTTAGCAGTTGGAGATTACATTGAAGCTTATACTTATGTAGAAACAAGCGATAGTGGAACTGTAATTTTATATGGTTCTAGTGGATATGAAACATATTTAAGTGGATTTAAATTAGTAGAGTAAAAATTATGGGAACAATTAAAACAACAAACATAGAACCAA